CTACCCTTTTTGGGCGTACCCCGGTCGCCCGGAGGTGAGGCTCCGAGCCGAATCGTATTCGGTGGAGTACCAGGGCGACAACATGTGGAAGGTCACGATCGCCTACGAAAAGATCGGGGCCGACGATCCGACGCAGACGGCACCGCTGAAGCGTTCGCGTTCGTTCGACACAAGCGGCGGCACGAAGCACATTACCAATGCCCTCGACATGAACAACGGCGACGTTGGGGAGCGTCGGTACGGACCGGCGGGACTCGACGACGCGGCTACTTTCAAGGGCGCAATCAACGTTGACGACAACGGCGTCAACGGCGTCGACATCGTCGTCCCTTCGTTGTCGTGGACGGAGTCCTACGAGGTTCCTTCGAGCTACGTCACGAACGCCTACATCAGGAATCTTTGCAAGCTCACTGGTAGCGTCAACACGGCAGCATTCCGCTCATTCAACCCTGGCGAAGTCCTCTTTACGGGTGCCTCCGGTACGCACGAATGGGACGAGCAGCGTGGCTACAGTCCGTGGTCGCTGTCGTTCAAGTTTGTCGCCTCGCCGAATGTCGGGCAGAGCCTCCCAAAGGCGAAGATCGGCGACATCGAAAACATCGAGGCGTACGGTCACGAGGTGGTGTGGGTTCGGTACGCCACGTCGGATGATCCCGCAAAGAATCAGCTCGTGCGGCTGCCGGTAGCGGTGTACGCGAACCGAGTGTATCCCGACGGTGACTTTTCCCTCCTCGGCATCGGTGTCACATGAGCGACGGAGCACCGAACCGCATCAAGCCGGGACCGCTCCGCGGGCAGATTAGTGCCCGTGCGTGGAACCGTGCCCAGGACGCCGCCGACATCGTCCTCGGGGATCGGTACTCGCAGGCAGGCGGCGGCCCGATGGCCGGTCCGTCTTCATACACGCCGATCCTTGCGAAGAACGGGACCACGGGCACCGTCAACCGCTGGGGCGTCCTCTCCGTCGCCGGCGTCGTCTTCACGCCGTCCGGTGCCACCGGCAACGCCACGCAGCAATTCCAAGATCAGCCGGTGCTATCCGGTGGCCTGCCGACCGGCGGCTCGGCGTTCGTGGTTGCCGTCGAGCCGATCGCGGCCGGCAAGATCGGCAGGGTGGCGGTGGCGGGGGTGGTGCAGGCGAAGGTTGACATCGTCAGCCACTCACACACCCACGTGAAAGCGAAGGACGGCGATCTCACGCAGCTCATCACGTCCGGCAACGGCGACGCCGAGATTCTGTGGATGGAGCCGGGGACCGGCACCGGCAAGTGGGCCGTGATCCGATTCGCAGGAGGCGGCGGCAATGGCGACGCGAGTCGCCTCGGCAAGGTCACCGGCACTTGGACGAAGGGCGCGACCGCGAGCGTGCAGCAATACCTCGGAGACGGCTCGTTCGCGACCGGCTCGACGTTCGTGGCGATCAACCGGGCACAAACCGTCACCGGCCCCACGGGGGGCTATTGGGTTGGCTGTGACTCAATCGACGGGACGTGGCATCTGGCCTGGACGGAGTGCGTGTAATGCTGCTCGGAGGAAAAGGCGGCTGCCAGCAATGCACGTGCGTGCCGTGCAATCCGTGCGAGCGGACATGCACGAACCCGCACACCGGGACGGCGTTCGAGGCCGTCTACACCCGATACTTCGAGGGTGCAGAGGCGGGGAACACGTCCGACGGCTACCTATCGGCGACCGGCGATTCCGACACGTCCGATCCGTACGACGGGATGGACGGCACCGGCCCGTGGTATCAGGAGGTGGCTGGCACTTTTACGCTCGAACCATCGACGACCAGGCACCCGTGCAGCGTTACGGTGTCGTTTTGGCGAAACAATTACGTTCTCGGGGCCGCGACGATCCCGCCGCCGGCGACGACGACGACGATGAATCGGATTCGCGTGAGCGTGTCCGCGTCGAGCGGGACCGGGGTCTTCGTCGAGGGAACGTACGTGGCGATCGGCGACACGCTCGACCTGGCGGTCACTATTCCGCTCGTAACTGGTGGTGCAGATCAAAGCACGAACGACCCGCGGACTTCGGCCGGAACCGCCACTGTCACCCCGGAGTGCCACAACAAGACCGCCATCTTCACCATCTCAGGGAGGATTGAGTGGAACGTGTCGAAGCGGCAGCATGTCGTCTACGGGCTCGTGCGAGAGTGCTACGAGATCGGGACGCCGTGCTCGACATGGTGCGGCGGTTTCGCATCGCCGAGCACCATTTATCTGACGATCAGCAACTTTGGCGGAACAGCGCCAGACTCGCCCTACACCGTTAATGGTACGTACGTTCTTGACCGTGTTCCTAATGCGTGCGATTGGTGGCAGGCACCCTGGCCGCACGACTGCGCTGGTTTTTCAGTGTCTGGCGGCGACACTATCAACGTCAGCAGCGGCAACGGGATTTTCATGTGCCATTTCACCCCGATCAACGGGGGGCTTTGTGTCAATCTGCGAATGACGGCAACAGGCGTCGGGACTATTTGCGGAACCGGTGTCATTGACAGCGGAACGAACGGGCAGAGCTACTACGAAGGCGTCTATAACGGCTCGTTTGATTGGGAGGTTGAGGTGTGACCCGCTGCGACCTCACCACCCCCGACGCCACATGCCCTCGCTGCGGGTTCGTCTCGAAGGTCCGCGGTGCGATCCGCCAATGCCGTGCCCCGGCCCCGACGCACTGCGGCCCCGGCTGCCAGCTCCGCCGGACGTTCGCGTGGTTCGGCATCAAGGACGACGGCTCGTGCGGGTGCGCCGAGTTCGCGGCGAAGATGGACGCCTGGGGCGATTCTTGCTGGGACCACATCGAAGAAATCGTCGACCACCTCCGAGAAGCCGCTGCGAAACGCGGGCTCCCGTTTCTCGCCACCGCGGCCCGGATCGCCGTGGCGCGGGCGATCGAGGCTGGCACACCCCCCGCCGGGTGATCTGCCGGCGGGCGAAGATGGCGGCATGGCCGAACGCCGCTCGATCACCGTGTGGATCTCCGATCAGCGGTGGCGTGTTCGCCGCTGCCGGGTGCCGTCCGACCGGCACGGGGACTGCGACTACGACAAGCGTCTCATCCGCGTCTCCGAGAGCCTCCGTGGGGACGATCTTCTCGAAGTCATCGTCCACGAGCTCATACACGCCCGGTGGCCGGACCTGTCAGAAGAGGCAGTCGAGGAGTTCGGGCAAGAGATCGCGGCGGTGGTAACGGCGTTCGGGTTCGTCCGAGAGGAGGATGCCGATGGCTGACGACCGTATCACCGACATCGTGCGTGAGTTGATCCGAAAGCACCCGCAAGCCCCGGCCCGCACGCTCGCCCGCCGGCTCGTCGAGGAGGTGAACGGGGCGCTGACGCTCGAGCAGGCTCGGAGCCGCATCCGCAGCATCCTCGGCCTCAACGGCGAACCACGGCGGAAGCAGTCGCACGACAAGCCGTTGCACCGGCCGCCACGCAAGGCCGGCGAGCGGCTCGCCATGCCGCCCTCGCAGGCCGAGCCGTGGCTGCCGTTCGACCTCGGGATCACCGGCAAGGTCGGCGTCCTCTCCGACATTCACGTCCCGTACCACGACGAGACGGCATTGCGAGCGGCGGTCGATCACCTCCAGGGGGAGAAGGTCGAGTGCCTGCTGCTGAATGGCGATTGGGCCGACTTCTACTCGATCAGCAGGCACGAGAAGAATCCGAAGCACCGCAATTTCAAGAACGAGCTGCACGCCGGCCGTGAGCTGCTCAAGTGGCTGCGGCAGGAGTTCCCCGACGCTCGATTCGTGGCGAAGCTCGGCAACCACGAGGAGCGGTGGGAGAAGTGGTTGTGGGAACACGCACCGGAGATTTCCGATGACCCCATCATGGGTATCGACAATTGGTACGGGTTTGAGCGGCTCGGGATTGATCTCGTGAAGGACAAGCGGATTGTCCTCGCCGGCGCTCTGCCGATCCTGCACGGACACGAGAAGGGCAACGGGATCAGCTCGCCGGTGAACCAAGCTCGTGGCGCGTTCATGAGGTTGCACCACACGGTTCTCGAAGGCCACGGCCACCGAACGTCGACACATTCCGAGCCCGATATGATGGGCCGCGAAACCGTGTGTTTCTCGACCGGGTGCCTGTGTGACATGCGACCGTCTTACGCTCGCCTGAACAAGTGGAATCAAGGCGCAGCGATCGTGACGGTTCACGCCGACCGCACGTTCGACGTGGAAAACTTCCGCATCCAGGCGGGCAAGGTGCGGCAGTCATGACTGGCGACGAGCTGCGAGACATCGACCGGCGGATTCAGCGGGCCGGTGCGGCGAACTGTTGGACGGGGACGCTTGGCAGCCTCGCCGCTGATGCGAGGCGATTGGTGCGGCACATCGAGGAGCGTGGCATGTCTTGCGAATACCCGGTCGATCACATTCTTCGCGGCGAGCGGGAGCTGCGGCATTACACCGGTGACGAGATGGCACCCTCCGACGCCATGATCCTGACCGAAGACGACGCCGCAGACGTGGCCGAAGAGACGGCCAGAGCGGCGCAGATCGGAGACGGGCGGGTGTTTCCGGAGCCGGAGACGGCCGGGCCGCCGGTGGCGGTGCGGCTGCTCGAGCAGGCGACCGCCGCCGTCAAGGATCGTCACGCCGTCTACGGGCCGCCGACGGCACATTTCGCACGGACGGTCGGCATGGTCAACAGCCTGTTTGCCGACGTGCTCCGCCGGCCGCTCACCAC